ACAAACACAAGGTGGTTATACTGGTGGACAAGTTGGTTCTAGTTTGAATCGTTTGTTAGCTGAACTAACTGGTGGTGCAGTATCACAAAGTGGTGGTAGTAACCTATCTGCTCTTGGTAATGAATTGTTATCAACAGGTAAGATTGAATCTGTATATGGCTGTATGATTATGTTCACTACATTCTTGCAAAGTGCAACACGTACAGTAGTTGGTCAAGCTTCATTACCAGTATTAGTTGGTGCTTATATGGGCGATAGCGCAATCTTTACAGTAATGAAAGAAGGCTTGCAACTTAAGACTGGTGAAGTACCAGGTGGATTGCAAATTTGGTTGACTGGTGTCGGTTACTTCGGTTCTGGCGTTGGTGACTTACGTAGAGGCGGAGCTATTAACATCCTTCAAAACTAATTTGAATTAAGTCTAGGAATAATATAATATGTCAGTACCATATCAAAGAATCTCAAACGCAACAGTAGAAGATATTATATTCTACGATCCGGCAGCGGAACGTAGAGCATCTGCTATTAATGTCGATTGGGCTCCATACTTTAAAGTTGCTTCACAAGAGTGGCTTTACAAATTAGAGTTTGGATGGTGGCAAAAATATTGCGACACCGTTCTTGGTGCTTACTATTATGCTAACCTGCCAAATGGACAATTAATTTCAAGTTTCAACCCAAGTTTGCTCATTAAAAACGATCAGACATTAATTCGCTTAGACACATTTGGTGCAATACTAGTTTTTTATCAATCACTAGTAACCGATGTGTCTAACATGAATGAGGTTGATGTTCAAAATTATGAATTCGCACAAAAGCGTTGTGATGATGAATGGACAAAAGCGTTGCAGTTGATGAACTTCTATGATTTATATATGGATAATCCTCAAGGCCCAACGACAAAGCTTGAAGAAAATTGGACAGCAGATGTTGATTACTTCAATGGAGATAGGAGATATTTCTAATGGCTGAAGTTGCTTATAGTGTATTGAACAGTCCAACAGTTACGCAAAATGAAATTTTTGCAGTTGTTAGACGAGACATACCTACATTGTGGAACATACCAATCTTTGAAGACTTCCCTAGTGATAGTGAAGTTGTAAGATATGGTATCTACATAAGCGATGTTCATATGGTCAGTAGAAATCCTCATCAACTTGGAATACAATACTGTGGTGCAATATATCACGCATACGATGAATTTAATATAACATATATTTCTTATCAAGACGATCCATACAATGTTGCTGTTAACAGTATCATTGCAAACTTAGTTACTGCTGTCAAAGATGATGGCATACAATTAATGGATGGATACTTTGAAAGAGATTTTAATCAAGTTCGTACATATGGACCAACGCAAGCAGAAAAGCATACCTGGACGTTCAGAATGCTCAGAATGGAATTTAATACTTAAAGCCTAACATAAGGAGACTATAATGGCAAGAATTACGGTAAACACAACAGGTACTCAACCAACACTATTGGTAAGTACAGACCTCATTAGCAACAGTGCTAACTGGGGTAACATAGCAAACACACTTAGTGTAACTTGCTTACAAGACGTTACAATCACAAACAGCACAGGTATCTATTCATATATTGATTTCTGTTCTGGTGATATGCAAAAACTAACGACTCCAGCAGATAACGAAATCTCTGTGAATATGGTTATTGATGGTGCTGTGTACTTTGGTACAGATCCAGTATCACCTGCTACTGCCACTGAATATGGCGTTGCAGGATTATCAACTAACAAAGTTCAAGTACAGTTTAAATTAGTTATGAATGGTGGCAATAGTACAGCGAATGCTTACTATTACGCTGGTCAAGGCTACGTTAGTTCACTAGCACCTACTGTTAGTCCAGATGCACCTGTATGGGTGACACCGATGACATTGGCTGTTAATGGTACAATGGTAGCGGCACAAAACCCTTAATCTAATGATTGAGTAAAACAAGGAACACCTTAAACAGTGTTCCTTTTTTATTGAAAGAATCTAATGACAAATCAAGTATGGTATAAAACAAATGAAGAAAAATTGCGTAGTCTTATTGCAGATGAAGCAAAGATGATGCCTATGTTAGACACTATGATGGCAACGATTAAACAATTAAAAGCAAAACAAGCTTTTAGATTAGCACTTCTAAATCAACTATTAGAAGAACTAAACGAAAACGAATAAATACATTACAATAATTTAAGGATATAACAAATGAAACTCTCACAGCTTACAGCAAAACCCCAACTAATAGACGTTCATATAGATGACGAAGATACCATCAAAGAATTCGGTGAACCAATTGAATTCTGGACTTGGGATCGTCAACCTATGGATACGTTTATGAAGTTAGCAAGCGCAACAGGCAATGATACAGGAAGTATCATCGGCATTGTTCGCACGTTGATATTAGATGAAAAAGGTAAAGAGATATTAAAAGATGATGCAATGCTACCTACTCACGTATTGATGAAGGCAATTAGTAAGGTGACTGAAATACTGGGAAAGTAACGCAAGACAGTATTGATCCTAAATCTGAAAAGATGGCTCTCATACTGACAATAGACGGATTAGGTAAGCGTTATGGTATGCTACCTAGTGAAGTCTTAAATAGAAGTAATACATTTGATTTGTATATAATGGATGCGGCAATGACATTTGAAAACTATCATCACAAGAAACAGATGAACAATGGAATGGATCCGATCCCTGACTTTACACCAGATGAATTGATGACGCTGTTTAATAAGAATAAGGAATAATAATGTCTGTAACTATAAAAAATAGTATTAGCAAAAGTATTAATGGTATGTTGCAGAAGATAGATAAGCTTCCACGTGAAGCTTATCAAGAGTTTGTAAAGGATACACCTATTCGTAGTGGTAACGCAAGACGTAAAACAAAACTAAGTGGCAATAAGATTATTGCAGGATACAACTATGCTCAGAAACTTGACGAAGGTTTTAGTAAACAAGCACCTGATGGTATGACTAAGCCAACAGAAGAATTTATAAAAAAGCGTATGACGCAGATAATAAAAGGAAAGTAAGATGGCAGATTTAAGTTATACAGTCACAGTAAACTCCACTGGCGCCGTTACTTCGCTTAAGAAAATTGAAACTCAAGTTGATAAGATTAACACTAGTTTTAAAACATTAGATAAGCAAACAAAAACAGTTACAGATAGTTTTGACAAATTAAAAAGAGCAGTTGCCGGAGTAGCCTTTGTTAATCTAGTTAATGGTATGTTAGACTTTGCACGTGGTATGCAACAGGCTAGTACTGCTACCGGCATTGCTATCAGTTCAATTAATGACTTTGCAAATGCTGTAGGTACTGCAGGTGGTGATGCCAATAAAGCCGTTGGCGACGTTATTGATTTTGTCGCAGGATTAAAAGAAGCTAAAGATGGTTCAGCCGGTGCACAGATTGAATTAGCTAAGGTAGGCGTTACGTTACAAGACTTAGCTACATTAAGCAATGAAGATGTATTTAAGAAAACGATTCAAGGCCTAGCACAGATTGAAGATGCCGCTACTCGCAATGCGTTAGCAGTTAAGATGCTAGGCAAGAACTTCAAAGATATTGATGTAAGACAAGTTGCAGGTCAAATGGGAGCAGGCGGTGGCGGCGGAGCAAATATATCTGCTATCAACGCAGCCGCGGATGCACAAAAAGCATTAGCTGTTAACTTTAATAACTTCCAATCAGCAATATTAAATGTATTAGAACCATTAGCAAAGTTAGTCGCAGGCATACAAGTTTCAGTGCAAGAATTTACAACTTTAATAAAAGTAGTAGCAAAAGTTGCCGCGGCAATATTCATAGCTAAACAGGGTTTTGCCGCACTTAAAGTTGCTGGAGACCTTGTATTCGCAGGTAAAATGTCACCAGGCTTAAATAAAACCGCGGCAATGCTAGGAGACTTTGCTCTTAATCTTTGGAGATTAGCGGATACAGCAAAGAAATTTGGCAAAAATATGAAAGAAGCATTTCTATTAGCTGGTTCTAGCATAGGAGTAGTTAGCGCGGCCGGAGTTGGAGCTAAATCAGTACTTGGCGCATTAGGCGCGGCAGTCTTTAATCTGCTTAGAATGTTTTCTAGATTTGGAATGGTTGTGTTTATTATTGAAGCGGTAGTAGACGTACTCAGTTTATTGGAAAAGAGATTTATTGGTACAAACTATATTGATAAGTTCTTTGAAAATATAGCAATTGGTATGGAAAAAGTCATTGGACTGATTCCAGGTCTAAGTGGCTTTGCTAGGATGATGGAAGACGCTCGCAAGGGACTTAATAGTACAGCTGGCGCTGGTCGAGGCGGCAATGCTGATACATTAAAACAACAGTTGGATCACGCTGAACAATTAAGAAGTGAAACCAAGAAAGTAGTTGACGCTCAACGTGGTCAGCGTTTAGAAGCTGACAAAGCCGTTAGAGCATATGCCGAACAAAGCGCAGAACTACAAAGACAGTTAGGCTTTCAGAATACATTGATAGGTATGGATGAGACTGAAGCCAACCGTAAAGCTAAGATGTATGAATTAGAAACGGGCTATCTAAGTCAAGTCAATGCATTAAAAACAAAGTATGTTGATATGCAAGCAGCCGCAGTTAATGGCACAGATGAAGAACAAGCGGCATTCAAGCGTTTTTCAGAAGTTATTGGTAGTACAGTTTCTCAATTAGCAACAGAATATCAAAATCAAATGAGCGCAATGGGAGTCTTGATTGATGCTACAGAAACAGCAACGTTAAAAGAAAAAGACAGATTAAACGTTATTGAACGCATTACTAGCGCATTAGAATTACAGAAGCAAGCGGCAGAAGTTACTAGCGGTATACGTGGTGATATCACTAAACAGATGCAAGATATTGGTTATAAGAATAAGCAACGTGGTCAATCACCTCAACAGCAAATATTGAATGACGTAAACAAAGCAATTGATGAATTTCAAGCGCAAGCCGCAGGTAAGATTATGTCTGTGTTTGAAACCGAAGATGGTTACAGAAACATACAGCAGATGAATGACGAATTAGCAAAAATGTACTCTTTAAGTGAAGAACTACGCAAATCTAGATCGGCAGACGCACTGCTCAGCCGTGATTGGGCTACTGGTTGGGAAGATGCGTTTGATAGTTATTTAGATAACGCAACCAATGCATATAAGATAGCTGGCGAACAATTTAATGCAATTACACAAGGTATGAACAGTGCTATTGACAGGTTTGTTGATGATGGTAAATTTAGTTTTAGTGATTTTGCTACAAGTGTTATTAAAGATTTGTTAAAGATTGAATTAAGAACACAAGCGGCAATGGCAATGTCAGCCTTTAAAGGTGCTGGTGGCGCCGGCGGCATACTGAGTACGATTGGCAGTTTCTTTGGTGGCTTCTTCGCAGGTGGTGGTCAGCCTCCAGTAGGTAAAGCAAGTATCGTAGGTGAGAATGGACCTGAGTTGTTCGTGCCTAAATCAAGTGGCACTATAGTACCTAATGGTGGTGGTATGGGAAGCACAGTAAATAACTATATCACAAACAATAACATATCAGCAGTAGATGGTGCAAGTGTCGCTAGACTATTTGCTGACAATCGCAGAAGTTTATTAGGTGCTACACAATTAGCACAAAAAGAATTACCATATGGTAACAGATAAGGAAATATATGGCAGTAGGTCTACAAACAATATTGAACTATAGTAATAGTTTAGAAATCAATCGTAGAAAGATGGTTGGTATACAATATACACGTAATGAAATACCACGTGTAAGTGCTACACCTACGTATAATCCCTGGCGTATGACATTAGAAGTACCTAATAGTTTCAAGTATTATCAAGCACGTGATTTAATGGAAACACTAGATACACTAGATCGTATTACGCCACAGATTGTTACGTTCAGTAATTTGCCTAAATTAAGTTGGATTTTTAGATATCAAGGTACAATGACTAGTGGACAGATTAGCACATTGACAGTTTCGTCATTTATAGGTAATCAACTTACACTAACTGGATTACCTGCTGTAGCCGCAGGTACAGTATTATTTGAACCAAATGATTTAATACAAATTGGATCATCGAATGTTCATCCTTATCCTTTTACATCAACAACACAAGTGTTACGTGGTAGTGGGGCTACAGTAGTTATTACTACTAATAGACCTAATATATTGACAGGATCATTAACTGGTCTAGGTGTTATCGTAGGTAATGGCTGTCAGTTCTATATGTTCTGTCCTAATATGCCAACGTATATATTAAAGCCGGGCGGTCAAACAAAGAGTGGAACAACACTTATCAGTAATGCTTACTTGGAATTTAGTGATGCATTTGAATTATACGAATGGGTAGGAGCCGCGTAATGGAAGTAATACCAGCAGTAGCAAGTAACCCACTTGTTCTATACAATGCAGAGTTTGTAAAACTAACAGTTTTTAATGACGTTAGCAATTCAGCAAACGTTGACATATATACGTTTAGTAGTGCGTATAAACCTGAATCTATTAACGGCCAAACATATACACCATTAGGTGGACTATTAGCTGTTGGCGT